ACGGATCCTGCACCAACTGGCCGAGCGCGTCCGGCGAGAGCAGGAGGTGGCGGTCGTTGTGAGGCAGGTTCGCCTTGGTGAGATTGGTGGCGGCGTTGGCGACAGACTTGCGGTCGAACAGAGCCTGCGTACCGTTGTAAGCCTTGGTAGCGAAGTTGGCGTTGGTCACCTTGCCGAGAACGGCGTTGTACAGGGACAACTGGATGGCGTTCGCCATCGGAGCCATGAACAGGCGGCGGAGACGCTCAAGCGAGAGCGTGGAAGCCTCGAAATCCGTGAAGGCGACATCGACATAATCGGGTTCTTCAAGGGTGATGGCGACATCGGTCGAGTTGGCGGCGGACGGGACAAAGCCGTTAGCCGGGTTGTACTTCGTGGAGGTGAAGGAACCAGCGTAGCGGGTGTGGACCGTGGAGCCGCGCTCGGCAACATAGGAACCGAAGTCGGTGACGGCGATCTTGGTCAGCGGCACGAGTTCGGGGACGAGGGTGCGGAGGCTTTCCTCGGCAACGAGTTGGAGGGTAAGACCACCAATGGAGTTGGACATATTAGTATTTTACGGGGTTAGAGTTGAGGGGGAAAATTACTTGAGGCCAGAAGCGCGCAGGATGGCGGGGCGGTTCTGCGTGTAGAACACGGAAGCGGCCTTGGCATCCTTCTGCTTGAGGGCGACCCATTCATCGGCAACATCCTGGTCCGACTTGGCGGACACGGCGACATCGGCGGGCGAGACTTCGACCGGGTTCACGCCGACAGAGGCAACGATGTTAGCGGCCTTCTTGCCAGCGGACTCATGCGCGGCCTTGGCCTGTTCCAGTTCGGAACGGAGGCTGGCGATGAGGGTTTCCGAGGCGGCGAACTTCTCGGTCGCTTCGGTGAACTTGGCGTTAATCTCGGTGAGGCTGGCTTCCTTGGAGGCGACCACGCCATCCAGTTCGCTAATCTTGGCGGCGAGGGCCGACACTTCGGCAACCTTGGACTCGACCTCGGTGGTCTTGCCCGTGAACGCCGCTTGCAGGGCATTGAACCGTTCTTCCAGGGACAGTTTGCTCATTTTGGAATTAGCAGGGTGTCAAGTTAACCCTTGGTCTTTTCGTCCGTGATGATGGGGTTGCACCCCGGGTCATCGGGCAATTCCTTCTCGCCCTCCTCGTCATCTTCTTCGCCATCGGCCTTCTTTTTCTTCTTCTTATCGCCCGAGATTGGGGCGGTGCCGTCCTCGTCCTTGCCCTGCTCGGGGGTGACTTCGGCGGAGATCGCCTTGGCGTAGGTGCCGATGTTGCCGACCGAAGGTTCCGCGCCCTCGTATGCTTCGTAGATTTCCTCGTCAATATACATAAGCAGGTCATCGAGGGAGTCCTTGATGCCCGTGACCAGCAACTTTGCGGCGGCTTGGCGACCAGACCAGCATTGACCCTGCATATCCTCGACCTTCGCCATCGTGCGGACAGAGGACACATCCATGATGAACCAGTCGTGCGTTTCCTTCACATCGGCAAGGAATAGGGCTTTCTGCTCGGGGGTCGTCTCGGTGCCGGGGTAGCCAGCGGCCTTCGCCCAGCCAGACTTGAACAACTCGACCTTGTAGCCTTCCATCTCGTACGCCTTGGCTTCGTTGAGGAAGCCCATGAAGCAACCGATGTTGCCGACGATGGATGAGCCGCTGACCCAGACCTCATCGCATTGCGAGAGAAGCCAGTAGCCGCCGGAGCAAGCCTGCTTGCAGGTCCATCCGATAGTCCGCTTCTTGCACTTGCGGATGCGCTTGGCAAGTTCGGGAACGCCCGTCACCGTACCGCCAGGGGAGTCCACATCGAAGATGATGACCTTGATGTTGTCGTCACGCTCGGCATCCTCCAGCATCTCCTCAACATCCTCGACATCGCAGGAGCCAGTCATCTTGTCGATTTCGCTGATGCCGGAACCAATGACACCCTTCACGGGGATCACGGCAAGGCCAGCGTTCTTCGCCATCTTGGGGCGCGGCCCGAAGATGAGTTCCAGCGTCTCCTCGATGTCCGAGTTGGCTTGGATGGTGGTGGGGTCGAACTGGGCAACCCGGTCGAGGTGGGACTTGGCCTTGTAGGACTCGATAAGCATCGGAGTCCCGTTATGGTAGGCGGCGTGAAGGTTATTCATCGGAAGGTTCGTTCAGAGGGTCGGGACCAACATTAGGGTCGTTGGGGTCGGCCTCGATCTTCGCGCCGTCATCCATCGCCGCTTTCTGCTTCTCCTCATCACTCTGGTAAGCGGCATCGACATCGGCGGGGGCCACATTCTCGGGCATGATGGCGGAGGAGACTTGGAGGCCGAACTCCTCGGCAAGTTGCTTAAAGTGGGCCTTCTCTGCGAACAGTTCACGGGCGACTGCCTTCGGGTCGTTGCCCATCTCCAGTTGATGCTGGGTCCAAGACTTGAGGCCAGCCTTGATGTCGGCGCGGTTGGCGATGGCATCGCGCCCGGTGTCCACGGTGACACGGCGGGGGGTCGTCCATTGGACTCGGTGCCAGTAGTCGTTGGCGGGGATGATGCCATCCTTGATGGCGTTGCCGATGACATAGCCCCAGACCGGGGTGAGAAACCGCTGGATGAGGATGGACTGGCGGTGCTGGAACTTGCGGTCGGCCTTGGCGATGATGAGGCGGACTGACGCACCGCCAATCTTGGTCGGGTCGTAGGTAAACTCGTAGGGCAGGAAGCCCGAGAGCGAGTCACGGATGAGGTGGTCGATGAAGCCCGTGAACGCTTGGTTCGGGCGGGACGACTCAAAGGACTCCAACTTCTCGCCAGGGGCGAGGGACAGGATTTTGCCGCCGATGAAGGTCGAGGCTTCGTTGGGATCGGTCAGCCCGTTGTTGCCGTAGTCCTGCGGACGCATCCCGAAGGCTTCAAAGTCCGACTGCGAGCCATCGAACTGCGGGTTCTCACGGGTGATCGTGCGGGTGATGTCCGAACTGGTCTTAACAGCCAACTTCTCCAGCGACAAGATTTCCATCATATCGATGATGTTGTTGATGCTGTGCTGAAGGGGGCTGTAAGCGCGCGCGCCCGAGGCTAGTTCCGGCTCGTACAGGTGCAGGACAGCATTGGCGGGAACTTGTCGGCTGGAGCCGTCCGAACGCAGGATGTTGTAGTAGACGGGCGCACCGTAGGGGCCGAACATGATGCCGTCCACCATGCCAGCGGGCGGCGCGCCAGAGGCGGCATTGCCGACACGGTGGGACTCGATGACCTGCAACTTGGGCGCACCACCTGGACCACGGGTCTTGACGATGAAGCACTCGCCGTCTCGGTCCATCAGACGGCAGACGATATGCTGGAGTTCAAAGAGCGAGTAGCGTCCCGTGATGTCGGTGTTCTTCTCCGCCCATTCACGGAAGTAGGCTTCGGCGGCATCGTCCCAAACCTCGTCGCCGGACTCCGCCTGCGGCTTGATCCCCGAGCCGACCGAGTACAATGCCATATCCCCGATCGCCTGTCGGATGAGGCCCGCATTGAGTTCCAAGTACCGCATCCTGCGGGTTGTCTCCATGCGGTCGAACACCGTCATGGTTTTCTTGAAGTCCTGCGGCCAGGACGACCAAATCCAAGAACGCTTGTTACTGAACTTGGCGGACTCGAAATTGCTGAAGATACCCGGCCCCGCGCTCGCCTGCTTCTTCGGCGTAAAGTCCCCAGCCTTCGGAAGCGTGGGCTTCTCGGCGCGGGCTACGGGCGTTTTCTTCTTCTTGCGGGGGGCGTTGCTCATTACATCGAACGGAAGTTGTTAAGGCCGTTGTAGACACGAACCTTATCGACCTGCCCAAAACGCTGGGGGTCTTTCAGTTGCAGGGCGTAACGGGCCTCAATCATCACCGTCTGGATGTCGATGGGCCAACCTTTCACCACGGAGGTACCCGAGTCGGTGTACTCCATCATGGTCTTTCCCTCTTTCAGCAGGGCGACAGCGCGGGCAACAATGTCCTCGATGTCGGCAATCGACAAAATCGTGAAAATACCAGTTGCTCGTGCCATTTGGAATTAGCCCGATGTAAAGACAGGGATCGGCGGTTCACACCTTGCGCCACCAGAGCCACCAATGACACCCCATGCGCGTGAACCGCCGACTGGTAGGGAACCTACCCGTTGGATGGGGCAGGTCAAGCGGTTTCTGCTTCGACCGCAGGTTTCTCCTCCGCTACCGTAGCCCCCTTGTTCTTACCCTTGCCGATGATCTTCGACATCATGGCGAATAGGATGCCTTGAACTTCACAGTCCCAAAGGTGGTTGGCCCGGTCACCGATGGGTACCCAGATGGGGGTTCCGGCGTTGTTCTTGGTCCGATGCTCGGACTGCATCTGCTTGCGGTACTCGTCTCCGAAGTCCTCGGGGTAGGTGTGTGCGCCTGCCCTGCGTAGGCGGGATAGGGCATCCTTGAACACCAGGTTGGAGTAGAGGAACAGTTTGCAGGACTGCGCGCCGACTTGGATGACCTTGGCCCGGGAGTAGGGACGGTAGGCCACCTTGATGCCGTAAGGGGTCTGGATACGCCAGGCGAACTCATTCTGGCCTGCACCCTTGGTGGCGTTCCATCCATACTTGGAGCAGGTTCGGTAAACGGCATCGGTGTTCGGACCGTCACCCGAGTCGAGGAACACGAAGAAGTTGGACACCTCATGCTTGAGTTGAAAGGCCCGCAGATCGTCCTCGGTGGCGAGGAACGCCCACTCCTTGCCACGGGACTTTCCATCGGTAGACCAACTGCGGCAGACGGCGTAGTACCCATTGCGTTGCACATCGACATTGAGCGAGCGTAGCCAAGCAAACTGCTTGGACTTCTTTTGTTCCTCTGTGACTGGTGCGGGCATCAACTTGCCATCGACCATTGCCGCTTCGTCATTCCACGGATCAGCCATCTTGTAGCCGCTGGGCATAATCTCGCCGCCGTCCTCGTCCGGGTTCTCGACCCATGACTCCGCTAGACGCTTCTGCTTGAACTCGATACGGGCAGTCTCGTCACCGTGTTCATCGTAGGCGCGCTTACCGTTAATGGACTCCTCCGCCAATTCGCCCCATGACAAACCCCATTGGGCGCAGAGCGAGTTCCAATGGAAGCCGACCATGCCTTTTGGGGCGGACGGGTTCATCGGCACATACTCGGCCTTGAGGTTCATCTCCTGCCGGACGGCGAAGGAGTCATCGTGCATTTGCCCGCAGGACTTACAGCGGTACTTGATGCCCTTCTTGACTTTCTCGATTTCCCAGCCGCCACCGCCCTTGGCATCCTCGGGGTAGATCAACTGCTCCCACTCGTAGGATTGGAGCGTGTCGCACGACAGGCATCGGAACATCCACTCACGGCGGTCGGAGGTGTTCCAGAGGTTCGTGATGTCATCGCCCTCGACCCCGCCCTGCGAGATGAACACGGACTTGCCGTTCCAAGTGAAGGCGGTGCGGCGACGCTGGGCTTCTCCAAGGTGACCTTTCTTCCACGACCACACTTCGTCCCCGCCAAGGAAGCGGATGGAACGGCGTTGCAGGTTTCGCTTGTTGTCCGCACCCAGCACCCACATCGTGCATCGCTGGAACTGGTGCGTATGCCAGTTAGACTTCTCCGTTTGGCTCATCTTGGCTTGCGCGGCGGGCGTGGCCTCCCAGATGGGCTTGAGGCGGTTGGCCTGCCAGTCCTTTGCGTTCAAGTCCACATCCTGCAAGAGCAGGGTGGGACCGGGTGTGCGGGCGGCGATGTAGGCCGACCATAGTTCCAGAAGGGTGGACTTGCCCATCTGGACCGCGCCAAAGACCACGATGGTGTGTATCTCTGGGTCGGTCATCGCCCGCAGGATGGGCGACAGGTATGGCGTAGACTCGACTCGGAACGCCCCAGGCATCGGCCCCGGCATATTCTTCACATTGGACTCCAGCCAGTCCACGATGTCCCCGTCCGGGTCTGGTGCCAGCAACGCTCGCAGGTGCGACTCGTAGAGGTCAGCCGTCTGGTCGCTCATTCCTCGGTGTCGTCCACCTCATCGGCGGTCGCCTCGACTTCCGTGGGGTCGGCCTCGGGCATCTTGACCTCCTCCTCGGACTCCGCCACCGCCTCGCTCACACGGGACAGGATGCGGGTGATCTCCTCATCGATGGCCTTCAATGCCCTGCCCGGATGGTCTGGGTTCGCCCTAGAGGCCACTTTGGTACCCAGTTGGGTCAACTCGTTGCGGAGGTTCGTCAGTATCTTGCCGAAACGCTCGATGGCGGTCTGGGTGCGGATGAACTCACGGCTGGCAATCTGGCGCGCATGGAGTTCCTTCTCCATCGTGATGAGGGTCTTTACCAACTTGTCGTAGGTCGAGTAGGACTTGCTGGCATCGGGCGAGTCGTTGGCGAGGTCGTCAAGGTACTTGCGGTGGGCCAGAGCCTTCAGT